AGTACTCCGTCGATATAAATTAAAACTGCCACAAGTCATGCTCCGTATTCCGACTAATTATCTGTTGTAGGTAGCAGCCCTGCGAATCAGGGTTGATACGTTAGGTAACTCTATACCATAGGTAGCAGCAGCAAAATCTCTTGCTGACATATCTGCAATTTCTTTTAGTTTTGCCAAAGCTTGGACAATACCGGCCTCTTTGCCCGCTTGCCAACGATAGTTGTTGTAGTCCAAGTACCCTGATCCAGACTCACTAAATGCGTATTTACGTCCCTGATGAATATCTTCAAACAACGCTGAGGCTTGATCTACCGCTAGTTTTAAAGCACGTTCTGCATTAATTCTCATAGCTGAATTAGTGGATGAGTTAACCGCGTTTAGTGCGGTTGCGTATCGAGCAATAATTTCAGAAGCAGCGCCTTTATCTCGTTCAGCTTTTATTGTCCATTGTAGATTTGTAGGCGCTTCTTCAATAGTTGGTTCAACAACCCAATCATTATTAACAAGTGAATATGCTGCGTAGGGTTTAATTTTTTTAATGTCTGACTGTACATTTACATAAAAAGTAAGTTCAAATGTTTCTAAAAAGTTTTCTGTGAGTGGCCATAGATTTTCCCTAAAGCCTTCATTAATCATGCTTGCAATCTCTTGGTTGTTAAGACCTGTGTACTTAACGTTTGCTTGACGGAAGGATAAGTAGTCAATACCGACTAAACAGTCTAAGTCACCGGGGTATCTTTTAGCAGCCCACTGGTGCGATACCCCAGAGCCAGCCAACCAAGCAGATGTCCAGTCTTGTGGGGTTTGGTACAGAGTTGCTAAATAATTGTACAGAACTGTTAATACACCATTGCGTACTGATGAAATAAGTTTTCCGTTTACGAACAGGCGTGGATCAAGCCCAACTTGTGGCTTACTAAAATAAGATGTTGAGGACGGCTCAATATTTACGGGTACTGCCTTCGCAGCCAACGCCTCGTAAAAATCCATATGCTTATTCTATGCTATTCGTACTGAATATGGGTGTGTATCTTCCCGCCAGAATAAATATCGTGCTTGCAAGCAATCTCTACAGCCCTATGTACTAATTTTTCTACAGCCTCTGGGGTTTTACATTTTTTGTAATCTAAAGCCTCTAAAGCGCCTAAAGCAACGTCTCCACCACTACCCGCGTAGTAAACCTTGCGCTCTTCTCGATCCCATGAGTAGTCATTAAAGATTGGGTATATAACTCCACGAACGGAAATCAAAAGATTGGAGTCATGCCAAGCTGCATCGCCATCTTCTTTACCTTCAAAGCCAGCATCCTGAAAAGCTTTACGCATTGAAGGGATAAACCTTTTAGTCATAAACACGTCAAGGTCTTCGCTTGCGCGGGGCTTTGGGGGTTTCCAACCAAACTGAGTAATGTTTCCACCACGTGAAGCGCCAGAAACGGCAATAAGAACTCCGTTATTGTTAACAATTTTTGGAGTGGCAAGTTCCATGAAACGACCATCTTCATCAGAAGCACGGCTGTCACACCCTACGACGGACCAACCATCACCTTGAATGGCTACAAGCGTGGTCATTGAATCCCCTTTGTGTAGTTACAGAATGTCGCGGTTGGATAAAGCCTGCCGCACACCGTCGGTTGCCCGCTGGGTATCCGTCTGATTTTGAGATGAAATTCTTGCGGCTGTATAGCGTGCAATGTCATCTTCTGACAAAAACTCGTGAATTTCGCGTGTTCCAGTCTTTACGTCTAGTCGGGAGGCTGGGCGTTCAATAGTAAAAATTGATGATACGTCAACGGTAGCTTTCCAACTTCCGTCTTTCTGTTTTATAACAATAAATGCTGTTTCGGCATCTGCTGGGACGTCAACTTCTTCTGTTGTGTCTGGGGTTACTTTATCTGTCATTTGTATAGTCCTCTTTCTTTGTTGCTCTTCATCATGTTAAAGCTTTTAACTGGGCAAAAATCGCAAAGGTAAAACGAAGGTAGTTTTTCATCAGATAAACCCGCTTCGCGTCTTTCACGTTTCATAACGTCAATCTTAATAAGTTTTGATCCTGATTTGTAATCGGGGCATTGTCCTTCTGGGCGCAAATGAACCTGAAAACATTTCATTGCATCTGTTGAATAGTTGTCTTTAGCGGCATAGATCTCTTGTCCAAGACCGCCTCCGCCAAGCCCGTCTAACACTTGGGAATGAATCTGCTTACGACCTGTGTCGCTGTTCCATACTGCAAAATCCACGTCAAAAAGAACACCCATATGTGGCTGAGGGCGTTGGTGTTTGTCTAAAGCGAGCGCAAGATAAGGGTTGTCTTGCTGATGTTTAATTGGATATCGCTCGTCAACTGGCACCTCTTCCATTGTAAGGCAGTCTTTGCATGCCAAAACAAGGATGCGATGTTCATCCTTTTTACTTGCTAGTTCTGAAAGGTCAATTACCATGACCCGAATACTACACTATCCGCGAGGGCGAGCTACATTCTTGTCTAGTGACTTACCGCAGTCTCCACGACCACAAGTGTCGCTTCCGCTTGGGGCGGTCTTAATGCAACCAGAACCTGTGCAAGGAGCCTCTACGTCGCGAGGTACGCCACGGGACGAAGCCTTAACAGCGTGAAAAGCTGCGCGGGATGCTTCTAGTTTTGCACGGTTAGGCTTTAGGCTAGTTCCTTCTGCAATAAAGTCAGCTGAGTGTTGTGCCATAGCACGGTGGTTTGGATCTTCTGCGTCAGATCCTGGGACCTTCATGTCTAAAACTTGCTTGCGACCACCCGGTACCTGCTTTTTAACTAAATCATCTGTCTCGTTCTGGATGACACGATTTTTGTTAGCACGGCTTGCACGTGCGGCAATATCTCTATCCGCTGCTGAGTCTGCTGAGTCTTTATGCTCTGACATTATTTAGCCTTTCCGCTGTCAATTTTAATAACTTCTTTTTCTTTTTTAAGTGGGCTCCAACTAGTCTTTTCTCTAAACTCACGAATGCTTGCTCCATATTTTGCGGCTTCACCTGAAGCACGCATATTTGTTAAATCAGTGCTTGCTTGATTATAGGCGTCTTGTGACATAGCCTGAAAAGCCCCGTTACGCGGTTCAATTACTTTGACGCTTGAAGAAACTTTAGTTCTTTTGTGACCCGCTAAAGCAGCGCTTGAAAAGTCTTCTGTTGTTTCTGGCAGATCAATACCGCGAGCTTTAAAGCCACTTAAACTTTTAGGAAACTGGGATGCAGTCGGTTCCATGTTACTTGTCTCCATATTCAGACTTGATATTAATTTTTAGTTCGGGCTTTGGCTTTGAGTCTTTAGATATAACTCGTACACCACTAATAGGCTCAGCAATAGGACCGCCTCCGCCTAACTTACCCGCACCTAAAAACTGACCGCTCTTTGGAATCATGATTAGCCCAGTGGGTTAACTTTGTTTGCTTCTTCTGAGTTAATGAAGCCATAGTTCATGTATGGGTGAAGTCCAGCACGGTTCTGTACGACAGTTTGGTCGCCCATTCCCGGTGCTACTTCAGTGTTTGGACGGCGCTTGCGGTACTTGCCATCTGTTGCACCCTCAATTAGTGATGCGTTTTCTGAACGTGCTTTGCGTACTGTCATGCCATTCGGCCTTTCACTAGGTTTGCCTTTTTACGTCGTGTGCAATTTGGGCACATTCCGTTTTGTGAGTGTAAGTTCTCTACGGGGTTCATAGACAAACCACATTCAATACAAGGTTTACTACCATTGTAGTAAGTTTTTTTTAAATCGCGCTGAGTCTCAAGACGTGCGTCGTAAGAACCAGACATTCCTTCGCCTGTTGAGTCTGTTAATAAACCTGAATCTTTAAGCATTAGTTACCGACTTTTCCTTCATCGTCTACGTTATACCCGGTGTCCCTAGCTTGCGCTTTAGCGTGTTCTGGGCTTTTAGACATAAAAGTGTGTGAACCGGACCATCCTCCGTCTTTTGAAGACATTTGGAATGTTACAGGAACCTGACCTTTTTTAAAGTCTGTGTTATTACGTGGCATTAAACTTGTCCTAACGTGTTTCTGCTGGTTGATTCAGTTGTAGTAGCCTCACCAGAAAAGTCTTTTCTAGTGGCGGTTCTAGTACTGAGCTCAATAATATCCTCAATTGCGTATTCTTCCTTGGTGTATCCGTACTTATCTGGAAACATCTCAATTTGAGGTAAGTTCGGGCGTACGTAAAGTTGGAGTTCCGCTTTGGACATGGTGATTGAAGAAGCGGCTTGATGGATTAAGCGCTCTCTATTGCTAGAAAACGGCCCCATATAGTCTGCTGGTGGGGCGTCATCTCCCCAAGGCTTACGGCTGTATACGCCGTCTGCAATTCTTCCTGTCATGTTATCTCCAAGTCGGCTTCATGCGTGACCATTGGTCAGCACGTCGCTTGTTGATAGTTCCGGGCGCATCGCTTTTTACTGTTGGACCAGCCTTACCATCGTTAGGAAGGTGTGGGGCTGGAACAAGGGTTACTTGATCTGAATTTCTTTTTGTTTGAATAGTATTTCCAACTTGAACTCCGCGCATTTGTCGTTTAATACCGCGGTCTGGTTCAAAACCTTCTGGGTAATAGTAATCGCTTGGGTCAATTCGCTCACCACGGTGAACTCCGCGTTGATACGAACGTTGACCAACACGGTTTTTAATACTGTCAAGAACGGTGTCCGAGGTTGAACTTGAACGACCGCGATCATCGCGGCGTGAACGAATAGTTCCTAAGTAACCGTCTGGATATTCCGCAGATGGTTGACGACCAACACCCATACGTGACGTATCGAGTTCTGAGCGTGCAACAGGTACGCCACCACCACCGTAAGTGGTGTTAGTTCCGTACATGCCACCAGCGCCCAGGTTCTGAACGTTTTGATGAAGATTAGGCATGTCTAAAGTATAGGCTAGCGAAACCCGCCAAGTACTACTAACTCACGTCGTGGGTCAAAACCTTCTCCTACAACTAATGAAGTAATTCCGGGGTGCGACTCAAGACCAGATTTGTCTCTAAACCAAGCTGAACCGTTATCCATTGCTGGGTTCTGAATAAATAATCTCATTCCTACGCTTTTCACATCGTAGTGGTGAAGGTGTCCAACGTTAAGGATGTCAGCGTTTGCCACGGAACAACGTCCCATAACTTGACCTGACCACCACTTAACCATGTCACGTGCTTGATGGCCGTGAGCCATGCCGTACAAAGTACCGCTCAAGTTAACAGCAAGCGTGCTGTCATCTTTGGCTGGGTAACGGAACTCCACTCGATCCTTCAAGAATTCATTTTCTAAACAGGCGTCTTCAACGGCACGAACAATCTCAATCTGCCATGAGTCTTCTGGGCGTGATACTAAGAAGCGTTGAACTTCGTCATGATTTCCGGGGACAACTGGAACAATAATCTTTGTGGCAAATGGGGCCATGGCTTTAATCTGCGCCATAAGAATTCTTCGGCCAACCTGAACTTGTTGCGCAACACCAATGTCGTGGCGTCCCATTACCTTACCTTTTTGGCTTGTCATACCTTCAATGCAATCTCCAAGTTGTGGAAGTGCAATCTGACTAATTTTGTATTTAGTTTGTAAAAACTTGTGATGCTCTACAGCTTCGGTAAATGATCTAAGAACTCTTTCAACAATTGCTGGTGTATCGTCCTTGCCGTATTGAGTGTCTCCAAGGCTATAAACAGCCGTTAGGTCGCCTTCAAAATCTATTGAACTTTCTGGGCGCCAACTACTTATGGATTCAATTAATTTTTCTGCGTCGTAGTCGTTAACTAAACTACCAACTACTGGGACTACATTAACTCTAAAAGATTCTAACCACTCTCCGTCGTAGCGTTGCCAGCGGGAACGTCGATGTGAAATCACTGCCCACTCTGCGGGATCTAAATTTGCTTCTCGCAAAATTTCTTCGGCACCGGGAGTATTGCCATCTGGTCGTGGAGTTGAAACTACAAACCCGCCATCGGTACCTATCTCAGAACGCGGCCGCCATGCGTCTGGTATGTCTTTTGTTATGTTGTCTGATCCTTCGATTCCTGCTTTTACAAACTCGTTAAACTCATCCTTTAGAGCCACATGAACACCATTTATTTCTGTGAGATTTGAATGAAGTTAGGCCCGGAAACATATCATTATTTGATGATAAGAACCTATGTAAACTTGCTGTAGACGCAGAATCATTTGCTAACAGTTCATCAAACTCTTGACGAAACGCCTCATCTTTATCAGACAAGAACTTAGCCACGGAGCAAAAACCTCGGGCGTTAGATGGTAGATGTTCCACGCCCTTAGTTAATCACATGGTTGTAATTAGCACAAAATGAGAATGCCCCCCATTACGCTGGGGGGCGAGCGCCTAATAACTAATTAGGATTGGCTGCTTACGCCGTCCTGAAAGTTAGGAGCAGTGCGCTTTACAGCTGCCTGAAACAAACGACCGTTACCCTGAGTTGCCCCAGCTTCTGGTGATGTGTATGAAGGCATAGATACGTTGATGCCGTACTTAGCGCCGCTTGTAGCGGTTACCTTGGTACGTGATGGAGCTGCTTGCTTTGTAAAGTCAGTTCCGCCCTTAGCGTTACCTGTTTTTTTAATAAGCGTGCCTTTTTCAGGCTTTGATGTGTGACGTGCTTTTGGTGCAGAACCTGCGCCCAGTGAAGTAGGGGCAAGTGGTGCTGGGTTCTTAATTGAATCTTTCATGTTTTGTTTCCTTCGGCCAAAGGTTGGAAAATTAAATGTACCAGTTTTAGCTGGTTTTTACTTCAAATACGATGGCAGAAATCTGTCCATCGTGGCTTTCAATGCTTGCAAAACCCGGTACGCAGACAAGATCGATACCTCTTGGGGCTGTATAGCCTCTTGCGATAGCAATTGCTTTGACTGCTTGGTTTACGGCACCAGCGCCTACAGCACGAACTTTGCATCCACGTGTTTCATAAACACTGTGGGCAATCGCTGAAGCAACTGATTGGGGATTAGAACCTGCGCCTACACGCAGAATTGGTTCTTCTTTTGGATCTGTAGTCATTTTATGCACCTCGGGGTTACGTATATTGGATCTCTCCTTGCCTAAATTATGAAGGCAATTACCGTAGGTGTAATGCTAAACAGTCCTATAGTCCAAGGGGGTGGGGGCGGTAGCTAGGGAACCACAAAGGTAGCACTCCATATCAAGCATATATAGGGATATCTCTCCCTCTTCGAACTGCGCCTTTACCTTCCACAATGTAGATCCGCAAACGCACACCTCAAGGGGCGCTTCTTTGTCTCTAAGGTCAAATGTCATACGTTCCACTTTTCTTTAAATTCTTCAACCACTTTACGGTTTTTTTCAATCTCAACTTCAATTAAAGCCTGTTCTTCTTCAGACATTTTATCTTTATTTTCTAAATAAAAACGCATCCCTGTATCAAAATTCTGCTCAAATATTGAAATTTGAGTTTTACGGCGTTCTTTTACAAACGCGTCTGCTTCGGCTTGTCGTTGAGCTCGTTTTTCTTGAGTTTTGCTAAGCGACATTTTCTTTAGACCAATCTAGCCATTCAAAAACTAATTCGCCTATATCAATAGTGTCGACAAACCCAAACTCGTGTAAATGCTCAATAAAATCGTCATCTGCGACCAGTACTGGTAGGTCGTTGTAAGTTACGTCTTCTTCGTAGTTCATCCTTGTCCTCCCCATCCTCCGCCTTTAAATTGCACCGCCGGTGGTGTCCAAACTTTTGTCATAAAGTTTCCGCATCGATCGCAAGAAGGTCGGTCAACAGAATCAAATTCTAAATGCATTTCTACTGTGCTATCACACGGCACACAAGAAAAATCATATTTAGGCATTACCTCTCCCGATTCTCTGCGGTTTGCAGCTTCTGATAAATTTCTTTTTCATAGGCCATAGTACCCTTTCCTGAAACAATGTGCGCTAGCCCGTAAGAGTCAGCGGCATTGTCATCGGGAAACTCGACGTTCCATTTCTTGTATACCTGAAGGAGCATTTGGTTTTTTTGGACGCCAGTACCACGACCAGTTACGTATTTCTTTAGGCTCGTTGGGGGAACAATCATGGGGCTATTCCCGCTTCCAAGACCCTCAGTTTCGTGAAGGGTTAGCTTAACAACCCCGCCTAGTTCCCCTAATTTATTAGCCATGATTGATCCGTAAGCGTAGCCTTCCATGGCAACGTCTTGAACTTGACAACAATTTTTGGTTTGAGTTAAAGCGTCTTGCAGGTGAGCCTGTATTTCGCTAAGGCGCTCTCCTCCAGAGTTATCAAACTTGGCAACTGTAGTTTGGTAAGAACTATCTTCTCCAAGGATGGTTATAGCAAATCCACTATAAGACTGATCGATACCTACCCAGCACTTTTTATTGGGCGTAACTCCGTCTCCGTAAGTCTTTAGTCTCATGGAAACATCCGATTTGAACGCTGGAGTGCGCTGTTGGATGTACGTCGTGTTAACTCTCGGCTTACTAATTGCGTACTTCTATCTACGTTGTTAACCATTACTTCAATTAACTTGCGATAAGCGTATTTAGCGGAAAGACCTTCACGTAAATAAATAATTGTAGGGTCTGCTGCCATTCGTGCTTTCATTATGGTTACAGTTTCTTTTTTGTTTTCTTCGTAAAAAGATATGTAGTTCTTACTTTCTTCCATGTCTAATGATTGGTCTGCATTTTTTTCATCAATAACAGCACAGGCAAACTGCACAGATAAGAAGTTAGCGTAAGCGGTCAACTCGCCAAACAACTGCATAAGGCTTTCGTCATCAATTTCCGTAATGTCTGCCGGTACATTTGGCAGTTTCATCTTCATTCGTGTTTGAAATTCAAACCCTTGAAGTTGTAAACTTTCTATTACTGGCTGGCTAGTACCAGCATTAATTGCTAACTCGCTCACTTATTTTCTCCTCTTTGTAGTCGGAGCACTTCGGGCACCCTGCAACACCATTAATATTACAGATGGGAGGGGTACCTTTGTCAATTGCTGAAATGATGTTGGCTGCCGCCTCAAACAACTCGGCAATACCCCAATCACTTTTTTGTACTACAAATTCTTTATGTTCGTGAAGACCCTTTGCTTCGTACAAAATAAGGGCTTCTTGTGGGGCATTAGGCTGTCCCATAAGTTCTAACAGCTTCATATAAATCTGTGCCTGATGAATGTGCTCTAAAAATGGTGCGCCAATATCTGCCCACATCTTTTTAAAATCATTGTTATTTGCATATGCAATGTCTGGGGCATACCAACGAATACTGCCCTCACCAATAGTTTTTACTTCAAGTAGTAGTGGATCTCCAAAATTAACAAGCCATCCGTCGGCCTTACCTGAAATGCGAAGGGGGTCAAAAAACACAGGCACTTCGTTGTATTTAGTACGGCATTCGCCTTGTGCGTGTTCGCTATTTAAACCAAACCACTCTAAATCATGTGTGTAGCAATACCATAAGCCTTTAATCTGATCCATCTCTTTAAACCAACTTTGCCACATATCGTGAGCGGCGTGACCTGTTCCAAAAATAGATGCGCGACGAAGACTCATAACTTCTGGTTTAGGTGCGTGACCGTTTAGCCAAAAGTATTGTGCCCGGTGACACCAGCTTGCTGATGCCATTTCAGAAGGGTGGATTACATCTGAAGCACGAAAATCTCGTGGTTTCGAAATAATATGTTTTTCAACTTTACCAATTACTCTGGTGCCTTTATCTGCTGCTAAAAACGCTTTCAATGCACCAGTTGGTTTCATTTCTTTTTAACCCATTCCTCTAATGTTTTTCCGTTTTTAGCGGCTTTTCTTTTAAGAGCGTTGCGCTCTCGATGAGATAAGCCACCCCATATACCGTGTTGTTCATCGTTTTGATCCGAATACAAAAGGCAGGCTAATCTCACTGGACATTCTGCCTTACCATCCTTGCCAAAGCAAACTGCCTTAGCCTTGTCAGCAATAGGTTTATATTTAGTTTTATCGCGTGGAGGGAACCAGTAATCGGTTTCTGGGCTGTCGCACATGCCGCGGCATTTAGCCTGATAACGCCACTTCTCTACACCTTCGTCTTCGTACAAGAGCACTCCAATAGGATTTGGCGCAGCTCTAGAAAGTCGTCTTCCGTTAACATGACGTAATTTTCGCCGTTAAGATAAAAGCCGAGAACAGGTGTCCGACCGTCAAGAATTGCTTCTGTGACAATCTTCTCTAAAACCGCAGCCTTAACGGATACGGAAGCTTTGCCAGTCCATTTATGCTCTACGAGCAAATCTTTGGATCTGACATCACCTTTTCGACTCCAAAATGCTCCGCTGGCTGCTGTTCGCTGACCACCAATAGCTTTTGCAAGTCTATCCTCGTGCTTCCTTGACTCTTTTTGTCCTTTAGTCTTCATCTTCGTCTGGTTCTACAACGTACTTAGATCCAGCTTTGACAGTTTCAAGAACATCCTTCTCCAATGTTTCCCGTAGGTCAATCTCTTCTTTAATAGAAGCAACCATAGCATCTGCGCCTTGCCACTGCCTTTGCTCTCCGTTAAACGTGTAACGGTAGTAGGCACCAGCTCGAGCAATTACCTTGTTAATAATGCCTAAAGCCACGATTTCTTTAGCAAAATCGTAGTCTCCCGGTGGAACTGTCCCGCCATCGGCAAAGTAAAAGTCTAAATATGCGACTTGTGACGGTGGGGCTGACTTGTTCTTAAGTGTTCTGGCTTTAATGGTCTGCCCTACACGGCGCTTAGAATCTCCAGTGCCTACTTCAATCCACTCGTCACGTTTAATTTCAACACGGGTAAAGAACGCATAGTTCTTTCCTTTACCACCAGGTGTTGTGCGTGGGTCACCGTACATAACTCCAACTTTGTCACGCCATTGGTTAATCATTAAACCAATAAATGGACGCTCTACTTCAATAAGACTGCGCTTAGATGCTTTACCAACCTTGCGAAAGAACTTGTTGGTCATAAGCGCTCCGCGACCTACGGTAAATTCTTCCATTTCTTTTTGATCTTCTGCACTAGGAACGAGAGCAGGAAGGGAGTCGATAACAATGCAATCAACAGCCTTGCTTTCGATAATTTGAATAACCGCTTCATAAACTTCCTCCATAATATTAGACTCAATAACAAATAAACGTGAAACATCCACACCGCATAGTTCTGCGTAGGAAGGAACCCATTGTTCAGCCGCTACCCAAACAGCAGTCCACTCTGGATCTCTGTGTTGGTTTGCTGCAATTGTTTTAAAAGCAATTGCGGTTTTACCGTTGGATTCTTCTCCAACAATCTCATGCCATTGGTTAATTGGCCATCCGCCACCAAGGGCTACGTCTAACGCTAGTGACCCTGTTGTAAAACGTCCAGATAAATCTCTAATGTTTGACCCAACAACAATTGTGTCTTGACCAAACTTTTTATTTAATTTTGCTACGATTTTTAATAATTCCGGATTGAGTGCCACGTTCGCCATTAACCTAACTTTCCAATAATTGTTGTTGGATTCCATCCGCCTGTGGCTACTTGTACTGCTGGTTGAACTGGACCTGCGGCCTGTGGGCCACCAGTAATTCCTTTACCTAAACCGCTACCGCTTTGAACAATTGGATAACCGCAATCGTAACAACGTGCTTTAGTTCCTTCAATTGATCCATAGTTTCCGCTACCGCAACTTGGGCATCGTGAAGCATTAGCTGATGCGGGTGGGCGAACTCCTTGTTGTGGAGGCGCTGGTGGTGCGTACGTCATGGGTTGTTGCGAGGGAGGCATCGGAGGCATATTTGCCGGACGTGATTGCTGTTGAGGTTGACTTAGTTTATCTGCCCACCAACTCATATTTGGATATCTCCTTTAATCGTATCTGTGCTGATAATACCCAATTCTAGTCCAGATGCAAAAGCGGACAAAAGCGCTGAATAACCTACCTGAACATACATATCTTCAATATGTTCTTTTTCGTGGGCTAACTCTTCTGGATTCATGCCTTGAGATTTTGTAAAATGATCAAACTGTAATGCGGTAATGGCGCGAGCATTAATATCTGCAATAGTTTCTAAAAATGGAACTAATGGCATAACGTTAAGTAAACGTGCGTCACTCTCTGACTCTTCCTGCTCTTCGCCCTCTGCGCTAACGGGCATCATCCCTACAAGACTTGCAATCTTGTTTGGCTCTTCCATCCCAGCGTCGTAAAAATACCAGCGGGCAAGGACTGGTAACGGAACCTCGGTTATAGTTCTTTCACCTTCATCAGCCTGAACTTTTTGCCAAAATTTCCAATTCATTACTTAGCCTCTCCCCAACGCTGAACAACCGTTATGTCAGCAATGAGTGGCACCTCCAATAGGTTAATGCCTTCCATAGCTTCTTTAATTGCTGCTTTTGTCTCTTCCACCAGATTATCTGGAGCAAGAGTCACCAATTCATCGTGAACGGTAAGTATAAGTTTAGCCTCTTTGGGGATTAAGCTGTGTGCTCGAACCATAGCAAGTTTAATGACGTCCGCTGCCGACCCTTGGATCTTGGTATTAAACGCTTGGCGTTCTGCACCAGCTCGATCATATTTATCAGAGGCATTCATTTCTGGAAGATAGCGGCGTCTTCCAAGAATGGTCGTAACGTAAGGAACTGGCTTTTCTTTATTACCTAATTTTCTGGTAGAAACAAGTACCTTAAACTTATAGGTGTTAATAGAAGGAAAACGGGCTGAAAAACGGTCTAAAAGATCTCTAGCCTCTTGTTTTGTACACCCGATTGATCTGGCAATTTTATCTGGACCTACTCCATACGACATAGCAAGAACAAGAACTTTGCCAGCCTTGCGATCTACGCCCATTTCATTTCCCACCGTGGTGTAGATGTCCCCACCGTTTTTGTAGTTTTCAACCATGATTGGATCCTTAGAAAAGGAAGCAATAACTCTTGGCTCAATCTGCGAATAGTCGGCTACGACAAACTTGTACCCATCTGGGGCTTTAAAGAGGTTGCGAATTGCTTTACCGTGCGCCGTGTGTGGTGCTGGTACGTTTTGTAGGTTTGGGTTACGACTTGAGAACCGCCCTGTTTCTGCGCCGTGCTGTACAAAATCACAATGGATTCTGTTGTTAATGAGTAAACTGTCTTTTGTTTCAATTCTAACCTTTCCGGCTGTAGTCCTAGTGACTTCTCCGCCTAAATATGGGACAACGTATGTGGTGTGCAATTTGTTTAAATCAGCGTAAGTTAAAAGAGCGTCAACTAGCGGGTCTTCTCCCCGGTACGCCTCCAGCGCTTCAGCTGAAACTGAATCCCCGCCTTTTGCGGTAACAATCTTTGGCTTAAGCCCTCGACCGCCTTCTGATTTGGGACCATACAAAATTACCTGCTTATCAACGTTAGAGTTGATGTTGAACTGTTGACCAGCAACCTTAAAGATCTCAGCTTTTGCGGCTTCAATGTCAATTTTTAATTGAGCATCTAAAACTGTAAGAGCATCCATATCGATAGGAGCGCCAGTCAACTTCATGTCACAAAGAACCTTAAGAACATCCATCTCAAGTTTCATAACGCCAGTCACTTGATTTTCTTCTAACTTCTTTACAAGTATTTTCCATAGCAAGAACGTGTACTTAGCGTCGAGGTATGCGTACTTAGCAACCTCATCAAATGAATAAACTTCTACTTGAGCTCCTACGCCCTTTTCCATTTGAAAACCAATTTCACGTTTTAAACAATCGGCAAGACCGCATCGGTTCTTGTTACGGTTATCGTAAAGAAACGAAGCAATCATGGTGTCAAAGTAAGGACCTACGGGAAAATTACCACCGTAGTATTTTGCAACAGAAGTAAGGTCAAATACTAAATTGTGACCAATTTTTAAAATGCTGTTATTAAACATAAGAGGTTTAAGGGAAGCAAAAACCTCTGCTGGAAATAACTGTGAGGGAGGGTCAGAAAATACTTTAGTTGATTTTTTAGAGTCTCGTGAGTAGTCGCTAGGTCGTGCTTCAAGACCTTGTTCTACACGCTTTTCGCCCTGTCCTGTTAAAGGAAAGACCGTATCGAGAAGAACACCGTTAGGATGACCCATAGGGATAACATCACAACGACCGTGAGTAGCCAAACTAATCCAGAGTACTTCATTAACAGGCGTATCGCCTCTACGTTCTCCGACTGTTTCCACGTCGTAAGCAAACGCATCTTGTTCAAGATAGTAGGCAACCATTTCATCTAGTTGATCGTTAGTTGTAATTATATTCATAGGTATCCCCAAAAGCCTAGAGGCGCTAGGGGGATAAATCTAGCGCCTCTAAACATTTTTTGGTTAGAGCAGACTTTCTGCAATCTCTACCAATGATTGATGAGAATCCTCACGGATTTCAGTGCGCTCAAATGGTTTAAAAGCTGCAACAGCAAGTTCTGTCTCAGCCTCGTTAAGTCCCCAATCTTCTGTAAGATCACGAGCCTTTACTGGCATTAAGTTGTAAACAGTTTGCTGCTTTTGTCCTGTGCGACTTAGCGCCCAGTAGTTGCGGGTCAATGGACCAGCCTGTGAAAACTCACCCGCGTGCAAAGTCTTATACAAACGAGGTGTTGCAATTAGCATTTGACGCTGGTATGGCTTAGCGGTCAAATTAATAACAGTGAACGCACGCTTTACTTCTGGCTTGTCTTGAAGCTTTAAGCAAAGTGGGCAAGTATCACCTAAACACACATAAGAACGTCGACCTTCGGTCTTGTCCTTTAAGAAGTGCTGGCGGTAGTTGGCAAATGGACCAGCAGTATCGATGAAACGAACTAACTGGAATGTTTCAGAATGCTTGTACTCAGTTGGGAACTCTGTCTGAACTGGAACAAGTTGTTCTGCTGCTTCCCAACCCGATTGGATTGAGGATGTTGTTGCTGATGTTGTTTGAGTTGGACGATCTTCTACTGAGAATGATTCGTCTATTACTTGTCCGTATGTCGATGCATCCGGTGTTGTTTGATTTACGCCCATGGGCGGCTTTCTCCTTTTCGCAGTTGTATGCAGTTATTAAGCAGTTTCCTCAGCGAGGGATTGTTCCCAAGCTTTGGCTATTTCTTCAGTGACCTCTCGGTACTTTACCCAGTCTATACGCTTCACGTGTAAAACGCCAAACTTAGTAAAGATCATGATTGCGGATTCAATCATCGAGCGGCTATATAAGCGCCTTCCTTGCCGTTCCCGTCCCAACTTATCCGTTTTAGTCGGTAAGCGGTAAGGCGAGGTTGGTAGGTGCCCTTCGTTCATCCATAGTTTAAGTGTCACAACCGGTCGACCCAGTGCTTGACTTAAAGCTCCTATGCTGAACAAATCTATTTCTTTCCCATTCGGAAGTAAAGTTGATCGTGGGTGTTTATCCCAGTTTGATTCTTTAACTTCTTTAACTTCTGGCTCACGACGTTTGCGTTTGCTATTAGGGTAAAACAAATCCCCAAACGTCTGGTCGATAAAATCTTCTGTCATAGTACGAAAGCGTAAGAGACCTTTGCTGGGAACATTGAGTCAATATCTTCTTCTGACAGTTGACCTTTGTAAAACGCAGCCATGATTGCGTCTTCACTGACGGTTGGGATCATAATGATGCAGTCTTCTTTAATGCCACGTTCTATAAGCAACGTGTCTGCAACATCCATGTTAAGTGTTTTAGAAACTCGACGTTGGTTTGTAACCTTAATGTCTTCGTCAAGTTCTAGTGTGATGTGGCCTCGGCCATCGGTTTCGCCAAGTTCTTTAACCGCGTCGTTTAAGCGATCCTTAATTTCTTTTTGGCGTTCTTCTAAAAACTTAATTTGTTTCTTAAGTTCTAGGTATTGCTTAGCTTCATTTGTAAGCTGTTTGATGTCTGACATTTGTATCCCCTTTGTTTGGTAGGAATCTATACCCTACCTGAGGGGACTGACAAATTGAGGGAGCCTTACTCGGAGGCTTTGTACTCCTCAAGAGCCTTAATTATGACCGAGGTCACAGTTACGGACTCTCTGGCGGCTTTGCGCTGTACGGCAAGCCACAGGTCATCTGCCACCCGAATCGTGCGGGTTGGGGTCTTTGGTGCGTTAGGCATCCGTCTAGTTTACACGGAGCTATTAAGCAAAAACTGGTTCAAACTGGACAAACTGAAGTCTATTCCACCCTCAGTATTTATGCCCTCGCCATCAATTACGGCGCTTGCTACGGCGTTTTTATGTTGAAGCATCTCGTGTTGGCGAACCTCTATTGATCCGCCTACAAGAAAGTCTTGAATAACAATGCTGGGCCATTTAGAAGAGGCACGCATTATTCGTCCATTGCGCTGTGTCGCCCCGCCAGACGACCAAGGTAGGTCGTAATTGACAAGAAGATTAGCAGCTGGGAGGTCAACACCATACCCACCAGCATCAGAACTAACGAGGACACGGACATTTGGGTCTGTGTTAAGGGCAATTTTATTTTCTTCTTTAGTCTTGGCATCTAGTTTTCCTGTGTATGTTCTAGTTCCGTATTGAATAAGGGCTTGAGAAATCATGTCTGTCATGTCTACATATGTGGCAAAGATAACCACTTTGTTTTCTTCTGATTGTTCTAAAAAATCTTTTACGTATTGAATAAGCGCTTCTAGTTTAGGGGATTTATCAATACCTTCTAAATACCCAAACTCAACTAGTTCGTTTGCGTATGAAGAGCCTTCACCGGGAGTTGATAAATATTTACGTGCGCTTGTTCTTAGTAGATCTGGGTGGGAGCAAAGCATTTTAAGCGCCCCAACCTTAGACATAATTTTTCCACGCCACTCGTTCTCTTCGTAACTACCACTACCGTTCTGAACACCGTAATGTGCAAAGATATTAAAGTTAGCCCCAAAAAGGGACTGAGCCTCTGCTAAATCGTTTACTAAGTCTTTTCTAATTCGTTCATATAACTTGGCACTTCGTCTATCGAACGTGATGAGAAGCGGCTCACTATGGATGGAATCTGGTAGGTGAGGCGCAACATCTGGATCTTTTTGCGACTTTCTAACACTTGCTTCTTTAAGTTTTTCATGAAGAGTAGGCAAATTGCGATAACGCTGGACTCCACCAAAATTATTACGAACAATAAAAGCTTTATCAAATATATCAAACCTTCCTAGTACGGAGTCATCAACAAACTGCATAATGCTGAAGACTTCTTCTGGTTTCCCATTCTCTACTGGAGTTCCAGTAAGAGCAAATTTAAAGGGAGCGTTAGCCATACGCTTTACTGCTTTAGATCGTTTTGACTTAAAAGACTTAATCGCAGTTGCTTCATCAATAACAATAAAACCCCGTGGAAGTTTCTTTACTAAATCCCAATCGTTTACTACCTGCTCGTAATTCATGATTACGTAATCAACCTTTGTTTCACGCCAGTTAAATGCCTCTTCGTATTGCTGAAGGCGTTGTTTAGGTGTTCCGTCAATAACAATAGATTTAGAAGTGCCGTCAGTAAACTTTTCAATTTGGTTGTGCCATTGGTATTTAAGTGATGAAAGGCAGATAACCATTCCCGGTTCTGTAATCTGACCTTCGTCCATAAGTTGTTCTACGGCAGCAATAGTCAGAACTGTTTTTCCTAAACCAAGGTCGTAGGCAACTAGTACTTTATGTCTGTCAACCATCTTGTTGACTGCCTCGGGTTGGTAAGGAAGTAGAGTCCCGGTAAAAGTCATACGTAAGCTCGCATCCGTGTTCCAATAAGTATTTCAAGATCTTCTACTGTCCCGTTATTAACAAATATTTGATCTACTCTATACCCGTCTAATTCAGATTCAGAAACGTGCTCGTTAACCGCAGATGTTCCTACACGTTTTACGCGCCAAATTTGTCCGCCAAACTCTTGAATCCATTGAGCTTCATTTTCAAACCTAACGTCAGAAACAACTACTTTGTCTTGTGGTGCAACGTCGGACAACGCTTGATAAATCCAAAAAGTATCGCCAAACAACTTGCGAGCGCTCAACCCAAAATCTTGAAGTAAGCGCCTAGCCTCTGGAAAATCAACCTTTACTTTGTCCCACCCATATGTATCGACCATATCTTGAAGTCGATAGTTAATTATGCTTTCTCCGTAACCCTTGGGGATTAGCGGATCCATTTCGTAAAGAAGATTGCGGATAGGGTCAGCAAAAGCAATACGCTTGTATCCATACTTTTCAACAAGTATTTTGGCAACGGTGTCTTTTCCAGACTGTGCGTATCCCGATAGTCCAATAATCATTTACAGATCACACAGTAAAAAGGAGTTCGTAGGTTTGCTTCAGCAATTACAACAGTTCTAGCGCACTTAGTGCAGTTTGCCTCAACTAGCCCGTTGTCTTTCAATTTAGAGAGCTTAATCAAAGCTGAACGTGTGTAAAAAAGTTTTGTAAAGTACCAAGTTAGTATCATTAAAAGTAGAGTAATCATGACAGTGCCTTCTCCCCATGTAGAGCGTGCTTTGCGTTCTCAATTCCGTAGACTATCTCAGACTTACTCATAGCGCCAACATCCTTAACACTAGAGCGCTCAACCCAGTCAATCCCAGAGTAATCAAAAAACCAGCACTCAAACCACATGTCAATAGATTTTTTTAGAAAATCTTGGGAAGCCTGATGACCGGCCTCATCGTTATCCATTGCAACAATTACACGATCCGCACCCTTGATTACGTTTAATTGATCTTTAGATACCGCGGTTCCGTAAGTAGAAACTCCTCCTAGAACCCCTACAGAAGCCATACGAGCAACATCAAGAGGCGACTCAACAACTACCATCACTCCGCCCTTGTATTGCTGGTAACCAAACAACGAATGGCTTTTCTGAATACCGGCGGGATAATTTCTAAAGTAACGTCCCTTAGAGCCCTTCTCCTGCCAACCAAGTAACTTCCCAGTCATGTCACGGATAGGAAGAATCCAACACTCTTTACGAGAGTCATACAAAATTCCATACAACGCAGCAGCCTCTGGTGTTATTCCACGGCTTTGTAAAAGCTCAACTGGTGGCGCTACATAAGCAGCAAGGTTAGCCTCTGTAATAGTAATTGAATTTTCAACTACTTTTGGCTTTGGATTAAGCGCTCGCTCTAACCGCATTGATAAATCGCTAGTAGTTGTTTTAACCCACTCGTCAGCTTGCTCCATAGGGATGCCGTTAACGTATGAAACAAGGTACTGCAATCCTCCACGGAATCCGCATGAGAAACAGTTATGCGCCCCTGTGTCTGCGTTGATTGACCATGATGGGTTGTGATCTTCTTTGCCTGTTCTATCAAAGTGACCGGGGCATAAACCCTTTACCTCTGAACCACGAACACCATAAGTTTCAATACCTAAACCTTTAAGAAAATCTTCCATCTCTTCTACTGTCATGCATCTTCACCTGACATCTCACGGAAGGTACCTTCGTCCCAAGCCCACGTTAAGAATGTAGAACCAGGTCCAGAGTTACGGCTTGCAAGAACACTGAGGATACGAGTCTGGTCATCGCTTTCTTCTGGCTTTTCAAGACCAAACAATACGTCAGCATCTTGGAAGAATGAAGATGAGTAACCGATTGAGTTAGCGGTCAGTTTACCTTTGCTCTTCTTCCAATCCAAGGATTGAGTTGTAATAATAATTGGAATCTTAAAACTCTGAGCCAAACGCTTAAACCCACGGGTTAGATTAGTTAGGGCTTGCGGAGTGTTCTGCTCACCAGTCTGCTCGTCTGTCATCAAGTACATACCGTCAATAAAAAGAATGCTTGGACGATGTAACTGTAACTTAGCGGTAACGCCGGACAAAGTTGATCCTGATGAAGAGTCAACAAGCCAAAACTTTTCAGCATCATTACGCATTTTGTTAGTAACAAGTGTTTGGTATCTCGCCTCTTCGTCGGGGCGTAAAGTTCCAGTAATTAAACGCTGATGAGAAATGCGGGCACGCATTGAATCGTAGCGGTCTTCCTGCTCACGGTTGCTCATCTCAAACGAGTAAAACATAGGCATCACTTCGGATTGGGTGTGAACGTTAATTGCAACCTGCATAGCAACCGTTGACTTACCTGTCTTAGGTGTAGCGGTAATAACAATTAACTGTTCGTTCTGCAAACCATTAGTAACCTTGTCGATGGTTGGGAACCCTGTTGGATAACCAAGTAGACCGTCTGGAAGTAACTTGCGCTCTTGATAACGAGCCCAACGCCGGTCAAGTTCTTTGCCTTCGGTAATATCGATATCGTTTGTTTGACTAAATCCAGCTTCGTCCATTTTAAGAACGCCAGATTGAAGAACCTGAAGAGCGCCTTCATGATCCTGCTCACGGTCAATCTTCTCAATAGCATCACGAAGTATGTTGGCGGTGTAAACCTTACGACGAGCCGAGGATAAAGAATCAAGAAGGTAACCAGTGGTGTCATTGACTGGCACTACCTCATAGGAAGGGTAGTTATCTTTAATAACATCAAGACTTGGGCACTCACCATAACGTGCGTAGTGCTCACGTATGAATACCCAAATCTTCTTATCGTTATCATCTGAAAACCAAGATTGATTTACGTTACGGTCAAATAGTGGGGTTAGGTCTCTATCGGTAAGAGCCTTGCTTAATAATCTCTTCTCGTTGTTCATAGCCGCGTTAAGTCCATTCCCCAGTGTCCGTATCTCATCAATCTATCAGGCCGATCTATGACCCCCAAAATCTCAGGTCTGTAAGGAAGTTGTTTAACTAAAAAGTCAACTGACTCATAAGCGTTGCAATGTCTAAACGGGTTAGTGCCGTACTTGTCTAACGTGTCTAAAACTTTTTGAAGTTCTTCTTGATTTAAATCAAAAGAAGCGAGCTCTACAACGTATGGGGTTTGAACTGCCCATAAAAACAATTGACTAAGTACTTCTTTTTTAAATGAAACCTT